CGCCTTGGCGTTCCCGGTAGCAGTTCGTCCGCGATCCGGTTACGACAAACTCAGGTGATCACGTATTTTTATGAATGTCAAGCTAAAAGTGAATAGCCGCCACGGTTTCCCGAAGCGGCTATTTGTCAGAAAAACGTAGTCGTTTTCGGACGATTACAGGGAGCCCTCTTCCCTCAGTTCCCTCTCTGCGATGTCGAGCGCTTCGCTGATCGACCTTGCCTCGGAAACCTTAGAAATGGACCTTACGGTTCCACCACGGCCAGAAACACCGGACGGCTCACGGTCTCTGCGATTCTTATCGATCTTCCTGGCAAGCTGCTTCGCTGCAGCACCAGTTGCCCCCCTGGCAGCTTGACGTGACAGCTTTGCTGTTGCGATGTCGTGTAGAGCCTCAAGGAAATCCTGAGGATTCTGGTTTCTGCCTGGAACGTACTTTCCTGAGTTGCCAAGATCAACGATCATCTTCTCAACTTGTGGCGTCATCTTGTGGCGAGACTTGAACGTTGCCTCCTCAGACAGCATCCTAGACTGCTCATTGGAGCTAACGACCTGACCAAGGACGCTCTTGATCGGCCCAAACTCGGCACCAATAGCCTTTCCAAGACGCGCATCAGCCCACTTGTCAAACACAGAACGAACGCGAGGGCCTAGCTTCTCGCCAAACAGCGCCTCTAGTTCCTTCCCGGCTTGATCAATTGGGTCCACCCGCTTCGCAACATCTGCGGCAGCGCCTGCCTGAGCAGCAACAGCCTTAGCCTGCTGAACCGACAGGCCAAGAGAATCAGCCAGCGCGTTGACAACCCTGGCAGGATTCTGCTTCCACGCCTCTCCAAGCTGAACAAGCTGCTTCAACTCGGTCGCCTTAGACTCGTATCCCTTCATCAGGGACTTGCGAAGCTGATTCAACTCCGGATTTGACTTAATAGACGCCAGCTGCTCTGGTGTGATGGTATCGAAAACGTCAAACTCGCCATCTTCCTCTTCGGCAGCTTCCTCGGAACCTTCAGCTTCGGCTTCGGCTTCGGCTTCACCTTCCGCCTCGGTTTCCTCTTCGCCCTCTTCGGACTCGCTGGTGGTTTCATCTGCTGTATCGTCTGTCGTATTGTCGTCCTTTGCGTCCAGATCGTCTAGGCTTTCCTCGGTGACATCGTTCAACGCTGCGCTTACTGTGGTTGCCATACCTTATTCATCCTCCTCGGACTCAGTTTCATCATCTTCATCATCTTCATCATCTTCATCATCTTCATACTCATCTTCGTCATCTTCGTCATCTTCGTCATCCTCTATCTTAGATGACTCAGACTTGTCCCGCTTCATGCGTGCCTTGCATTCAAGAGCATGCGCCTTCTTTACCTCAAGCTCAGCCTCTAGGGACTTCCTAGCTCTTTCGGCTACGTCTTCAGGAATCCAGTTATCAAGAGCAGTCTGAATCGCCCTGACTTCCTTCTTGGTGCGTTCGTACTCTTCCTTCTCGTACTTGCTTGAGAATCCTGGCGTGCTCTTATCTGGGACCATGACAGACGCACGAATAGTTAGGGATGGCTGCTTGTCAACCTTCCCCTTGCTCACGTTAGATAGCATCTCCCCAATATGCGCCATGATGAACTCCTTAGTAGTCGCCCATGTCAAATCCGCCCCCGCCCCCGCCCATGTCAAATCCGCCAGCCGCAGGCTGTGGCTTCTTTGCTGGAGCGCCGAATTGACCAGCAAGCATACCGGCCATGTTTCCTGCCGCAGGAGCGAATCCACCGCCACCGAATCCACCGCCACCGCCACCCATCGCTTGCTTGTTGAATCCACCGCCACCCATCGCACCGGCCATGTTTCCGAATCCACCGCCACCGAATCCACCGCCACCCATCGCTTGCTTGTTCATCGCTTGCTTGTTGAATCCACCGCCACCCATGGAAGAAACTGCTCCCGCAGTCGCAACGCCCAAGCCTGCAGGCCCCTGTGGAGCAACACCACCACGCTCAGCGTAATCTGCGCCAGGAGCAACGTACCTAGGGATCGGGTTGGCGGTCATGAAGCGTGCCCCGCCGCTGATCGGCATCGCGGCCTGCTGCGCAAGGGCCTCACCCGAGAAAATGTCCTGAGCAATTCCGCCCTGGCCAACAGGAGGAGCAGCTACCTTCGGAGCCATTTGCCCAGCCATACCAGCCGCGCCTCCAGCAGCAGTTCTAAGAGCACCGCCAACGTTTCCTCTTATCAGCTGCTTGTTGGCGCGAATGGGAGCCGTGGCCATATTAGCCACTGGAGCTAGTGCCGCACGAACTCCACCACGGGCAGTCCTTAACGAGCCTTTCACGTCTCCCTTGGCCAGCTGCCTCGTAGCCTTAACAGGAGCAGTCGCTGCCTTCTTAACTTTGCCTAACGCTTTCTTTAGACCCATGATCGTACTCCTTTAGAATGCCTGAACTGCAAGAGGATTATCCGCCCCGCCCGAAGCCTTGCCTCTCCAAGACTCCCTAGGCTTGAAGCTACTTCCTAGCATACCAGACATACCTGTAGGCTGTGACGGTGCGAAGCTTGGCTGCTGAGGAGTGGTTGCGCTAGGTGCTGCTGCAGGTGGCGCTGCTGGCTTTGCCGCCGCTGGAGCGGCTGGAGTGTTTGCCATCGAGAGTGGGTTGGCTGCGTTCGCGTTTGCCTGATCCGCCCTGAAGCCTCCGAACGCATCCTGCCCTGCCTCCTTCCCGCCCTGCCACCACAATCCGCCACCCTTGAGTAGCTGGCCAGTCCTGGCCCCAGCGTCTGCGTTTGCTCCAGTTCCACCTTCTTGCCTGTCTTCTCCGAGAGCGAACGTATTCATCTTCGATGGGTCAGACAACTGAGAACCTGTGTTGAACTGATGCAGCAACATGTCTGTTAGAGGATTACCAGTGTATGAAAGCTGGGATCCGAATGTGGTGGGTGGTGGGGGAGGCCCGGCAGGAGATCCGCCGCCACCGCCACCGCCATCGCCGCCCCCACCATTGAAACCACCCATCCGGTCGTAGCTTTCTTGGTCCCTCTCAGCTTTAGTTTTTCCAGTCTTAAGGTCAACATCCTCCCACGGACGCGCTCCCAATCGACCATCAACTGGATTAACGAATCCGCCTTTCTGTGCATCAAACTGAGGAGATTTGATCCACGCATCAACCGTGCGATCGTCCCAACGCTCATAGTCTTCGTCTTGTTTGGTTTGATCGCCGCTCAGGTATCCAGCATGTTGAGACGCAGCCCACTTACGGAATTCCTGTACAGTCGGAGAACGACTTGACCCCGGAGTCCAGTCAGCGGCATCGGAGTAAACATCAATATTCCCGCCCTCTTCGGCCTGACCGCCCCCACCGACCAATTTACCTTCTCTGTCACGCTGCCCGCCGCCACGACCAGAGTTAATGTAGGTTGATGGTGCCGCAGGCGCACCGCCACCAGGGGCCGCAGGCGTATCCTGATCCTGTTCTGGCTCTGGCGCACCCGCTTGTTGCACGGATCTCTGGTAAGCACCGTTCTCACGGTTCCAAGCAGCCTCGTCGCCGCCGCTCTCCTGCATCCAACGTTGTTTACCGCCAGCGCCCTGGTATCCGCTTAGATCACTTGCCATATTAGCCTTTACATGCTTGGGATGGAACTCGATGGCCTCGAACCCGCGCTACCTCAGAAACAGGATACTACGATTCGCCCTCTAGCTCAGCACTTCCAAGCAAGCGGAGCAAGTTGGCCTTCTCTTTCCAACTCATCTTACTGAGACGCTTCTGTGTGTGCGATTCAACTTCCTTCTCTTCCCAGCTTGGGTGTGCTATGTGAGTCAACTCATGCACTAGGATATCAAGGATGTCCTTGCTTCTTGGGTCAAGCCAAATAGTTCTGCCAAGAGCCTTCCCGTGTAGCTCCCAGCCCTTTTCGCGTACTTCCTTATCTCTCTTGTGGAGCGGGGCAAAGATGATTCGTATCGCTGGTCTCATGCCTTGCCCCATTCAGTAGAACGTCTGCCAATTGAATTAGCGTCTCAGCTACAGAACCAAGACGCGGCATGCTCTTGCGCACCGTCCTGTAGCGAGCCTCTATAGTCATTATACCCTCGTGAGTCTTGCGCCGACTCGCTCCGACCTTGTCTCTCTGCTCCATGCTCCACACCCCCTGCACTGGAACCTCTGGTACATCCTAGTCTTCGTGCGTGCCCATCCACGACGCTCCAGATCCGGAGACGCGCAAGAAGGGTTTGTGCATACTGCCCCAGAAACGTAGGCCCCAGAGTTTGGCTGATTGATCCATGGAGAAACCTGCTCGTATAGACCCTCAAGGAGCACGACATCGTGTCCGTTATAGACCTTCATGGCCTTCCACGATTTCTTGTCGCCCTTCATGCAGCCTTCCCATAGAGACCAGTCCTGATGCTCCATGGTCTTCTTTCCGATGCCAAGCTGCTTAGACAGCCAGTTCAGCCTGTTCGAAGAGAATTTTGTAACCCTGGTTAGGTCACGCTTCGTGTCTACTACTTTGTACGGTGCTGGTGGAGTCATTCCCTGCGCTATGAATCTCGCGTTGAGCTTTCGAACGTCGAAGTCTGCGCCGTTGTGAGCTATCACGATGTCTGCTTCATCAAGAAGCTTGTGAATGTCCTTCAGCAGCAGTCGTTCCGTACTGTTTCCGCCCTTGTAGCCCTTGTAATCGTTGAGGCCCTTTACGATGATGTTCTTGGTGCCTCTCCACTTCGCAGCGAACGAGAGCACGTACCAATGTTCCTTTACGGCTATTGCATTCGACTCGTAAACTCCCCACGTCCATACAACGTCCGGTGCCGTCTCGATATCAATGAACAGAATCGCTGGCTTGACCGGCCTTGGCTTTCTCACTCAGGATCTCCATGGGAGCGGCCCTTAGCCACAACAGCCATCAGCCCTCCCGTACAGCTTCTCCTCTACGAACGCTAGTGCGCGTGTGAGAGGAGCGTGACGATGCTTGTCGCAGAACCAATGCTTGCAAGAACCGCAGTACTGCACGTCCAAACCTCCGGACGCATTCGGATTGTCCTTCTTGCAGAAGTGACAAACCGGGAGCATCCATTAACCATATCACATTTTCCTATGGATTAACCGCGATCACGACCCAGGCGTACGTATCTGCTGCTGACTTCATGCAGACTTCGTAGGTGTCCGCGACTCCCGCACCGCCCTCGGTGAACCAGCGGCGCTTGCGCGTGGTCGAGTCACAGGTCGGCTTCGTCCCAACGTTCGAGTCAGCAGGGCCAGTAGGCCCGAGAAGAATGTACGAGGCCAGAGTCCCGTCCAGAGCGGCGAAGGTCTGCTGGGCTGCTGGGTTCACCTCCGCGAGCCACGTCACCGTCTGGTTCCCGCCATCCGAGACATTGAACCCGATGGTGGAGCCCGTAGTTGGGCTCTGAACTTCTAGATTGGCCGTGGTCGAATCCGCGCCCTCTGTCGTCAGGACTACATGCGGGTGATCCTGACTCTCACCGTTTATCAAGACTCGCAGTCGTGCGAGAAAGTCATCATTCGTCAGCGACACGTCTTGTATGGCGTTCGAGTCGTTGAGCGTGGCACTATTGGTCGCTGTGAAGATGGAATTGAAGGCGAAGTCGCTAAAGCCAAGAGCACCGCCGAGCGCAGTATTCCAGCCACCTCCCTGGGTCGCATTCGATAGCAGATAGCTTCCGGTGGCCGCGACCGCATCCCCCGTCAGGGTGACGGTAGTCGCACCGCTCGTAGCCGTGATCGGAAATGACATTACCGGAGCACCAGCACCACCGACCGGATACCAAGTTCCGCCGTAGCACGAGAACATGTCGTTCGTGACGTTGTTAATCCAGAACCGCACTTCGTTCGTGCAGATTCCGCTTGGGTCAGCATTCGCAGCCAACGAATACGTGGCTGTGAAATGTGGAGGCGGTTGAGCAAGTGCGGGGGCTGATAACGCAAGAACGATAGCTAGTGCTGCAATGATTCTCTTCATGATTTAAAGTCCTTAGATTAACGTGCGCCAAGCGTAGGCGTCGGCCGCGTCCTTCGTACAAACCTCGAACGTGTCAGCTACGCCAGCGCCACCCTCCACCCTCCACATGCCGCCACGGTTGGTTGAGTCACACGTCGGTTTGGAACCACCAGTCAAGACGAAGACGCCCTTCACGTCCGCGCCTACTGAGGCCGTGACGCTACCATTCGAGATAGACAAAGAGGCAACGGGAGCGCCAGACCCGGTAGCGTGCGCGATTGCGGCAGCGGAGATACCGGTAGTGTTTGCCGTCATGTCCGCAGTACCTGCTGAATCGGTGCGTACCTGCGCTCCGCTGACACCAGAGGCAGAGTTCAGGTCAACCAATCCGTCAGAGATGATCTCGGCGTTCCCGACAACATCCACACTGAACGTTCCCAAGGCGTCGAGGTCGAAGCCTGACGTGCCGAAGTCGATATCTCCGTATTCGGTCGCGCCAGCCGTGACGGTCCACTTGCTCTGAAGGCCGACACGCATGACGCCGCGATTACCAGCGTCGGGGCCACCCTTCAGGCTCGTGTACTGATTGCCTGAAGCGAGCGTGTGATACATCCCGTCCATCGGATAGCTACTGAACGAGTAGCTCGGTGCCGACAGCGTACCGTTCGGCGCGAGGAGCGGGAAGCTTGGCGCTGCGGCATCGACCGCAAAGCTGTGCCAAGTCCCCTGGTAGCACGAGAACATGCGGTTGGTAACGTTGTTGATCCAGAACCGTACTTCGTTTGTGCAGATCCCACTTGGGTCACCAGCAGCAGCCAACGAATACGTGGCTGTGAAATGCGGCGGCGGTTGAGCAAGTGCGGGGGCTGATAACGCAATAACGATGGCTAGTATTGCAATGATTCTCTTCATATGATCTCCATATGGAATTGCAGCCAAGGACCATCGAACCGGCGGTTCGTGCCCAAAGGTCATTTTAGTTCACCGAACGAGCCGTCTCGAACCATGTTGTCCCGTCATGGCACAGCGAAAGCGTGTCATTTGCAGTCGAGACAAAAGCCGCCGCGATGTTGATATTTCCCGTTAGATCACCAACAGTCACTACGTCGTCAAAGATCAGCGTCAGACACATCCCCCCTGACGTTCCCGCGATGGTGTTGATCGTGGTGGTGCCAGTGACATGGAAGACGTTCCCGCGAGGCGTGATAGTAGACGCGCTCGCCACATCCCCAGCGTATGGCACCACAAAGCCCCGAACGCCGAAGTAGCTCGACACAGGGCCAGACCCGTCGTTTACCGAGATCGATGTCGTCCCCGACCCACCAACATCGATTGTCGAGTTAGAAGTCCCGTTCGTTGACGTTACGACGGCATTCGGGCCGTCTACCTCGACGGAGATGGTCGAAGACTCCGAGCCGCTGGTATGATTCATCGAAACGGCGTTGCCCCCCGGCTGATTCCTGAAGCGTCCGGTCGCGGTCCCGTCCGTCACCGTCATGTCGAGCAGCGGAGTGGACGAGTTCTGGGCAAATGAGATGACATTTGCCGGTGTCCCGACGTTCGTGAAGCTCAAGAACGTGTTGCTCGTCAAGTCTCGCAACGAAAGCGCCGCCGTCGTGTTCGACGCTCCGCTCAGGCTAGTGAAGAACTCGTCGTTGACCAGCGTCAGGCGCAAAACTCCAGCTGTGTATCCTGTGATGGAACCAGCAGAGGCGGTAAAGCCGTTGTCGAGTCCTGCCCCGTTGAACAGGAACGCTGCGCTCGTGGATGACAGAGCAACAACGCCTGTGTTGGAAACCCCATACTCAGCCCGTTGGAGGATGACGTTCGCCCCATCGAAGCAGCTGCCTCCAGCAGTCGCTGCGGTAAAACTGTAGGGAGGGGTCGTACATCCGTTCGCAGCAAGCAACGGAGACGTGATTGTCCCGCCAGTGAACGTAGCTCCGACCGGATACCAAGTTCCGCCGTAGCACGCGAACATGTCGTTCGTGACGTTGTTAATCCAGAACCGCACTTCGTTCGTGCAGATTCCGCTTGGATCAGCATTCGCAGCCAACGAATACGTGGCTGTGAAATGCGGCGGCGGTTGCGCCTGCGCAAAAATCGGAGACAAACAAATGGACAACAGCACGACCTGCATAATTCCACGCTTCATGGCTACCCCTTCTGATCGTAGTACTGCTTCTTGCCACGATCTTCGAATTTCTGCGACCCGTACTGGAGCCCCTGCTCCTTCATCAGCTGACGACGCTCGCTCCTGCTGTTGATCATGACGCCCCTCATTCCAAGGGCATTCGTGCTCGTGCAGCGAGGATCTTTCTTCTCCAGCAATTGAACGTCTACGTACGGCTCGAACGCCTCATCGAAGCCATGCATCTTCCCATGGTCTTGCTTGCTACCTTTACAAAATGGGAAGTCTCCGATGCCGTAGACTCCTCCGCACTTTTCACAGGGTATCATCTCACGCTTCTTGCATGCCATTACTTACCTCGCTGGTCCTTGTGGTGGCGGTCCTGGGTTGCCGGGAGGAGCGCTAGCCTTCTCTCCAGCCGGTGGCTCTGGATTCCCTCCTGCGCCTCCTGGGCGCGGAGAAGGTGCCCCAGCGGACGGAGCCACGCCCGGAGGCCCACCGCCTCCCATCATGGCCATCTGTTGCTCCATCTGCTGCTTCGCCTGGAGTGCTGCAAAGATGCTCTCTTGGTCGGAGGCGGCACGAATGCCCATCAGGTTGAGCATCGTCTTTAGTAGCGGTGGAGCCAAAGACAGCAGCATTCCAACAGGAGAGGCCGACAACATCTGCAAGGCTTGCATGATCCTTGCTGCGTGCTGAGACTCAGAGACGGGAGACAGAGACTCAACGTCTACAGTAACGTCCCACTGCGCTCCACCATGCGCTTCTGCTAGCATGTCTGACGTGATCTCTTGGTACGTCTGCGCAATGACCTGAGCCTCCATCTGGAAGACTGGAGATCTAGGGTCTGTGTTGATCAGAACCCACTGCGGCAATGTCATCTTCTCGACCGCACACTCAATCAGCCCGTAGCAGATCAGACCCATCCACTCGGCAAGCTCTTGCTGCTCGTACGAGTCTCTAATGTCTCCGCTCTCTTCAAGGGAGCCAACCTCCTTAGCTGTCGGCTTTCCACCGGCACCACGAGTCAAACGAGCCGTAGCCGATGATGCAGACGCCTCAGCAAATCCCTGCTCAGATAGAGCCAGCGTCCTAACCGTTGCTTCAGAGAACGTTGGCTGCTGAACCGGCTGGATAGCGTTCATGTTCTGATTGTCAACGCCAATGAACGTTCCGAACTCGTCTGTCTCTAGCTTCTCAAGCTCCGTGTCTGGGAACGCGGCCTTATCGTACGTGTAACGAGGGCGTGTGCCCTTACGAACCAAGCGCAACCACTCGCGGGCGTCGTTAAACTCGTCCTGCTCCACCAACTGAGAGAAGACCGGAGGAATCGGATACCACTCACCCGGCATTACCTCTAGACGCAGGGGGAACAGCGGCAGATATACGTACTGCGTTTCCTTCAGAATCTTGTCGTGACCTTCTGCGATCACGTAACGAACCATGTCACGCTGGTCCCACACCTTCCAAACGCGAACCATGTCTGGCGGAACTTCTTCGGACTTGTCAGAGTTTCCGATCGGAGAGAACTCCTTGTCCACCCCAGATCCCTCAGCCGCCTTTGCGGTAGCCTTTAGATCCTTGGTGTTCTTGAACGAAGGAGAGCGCTTTATGTCTTCGACGTACATCCACTCCCAGTATCCTACCCAATCCATGGCCTCGGTAGAAGAACGATCATTGCTGGATGCGTAGAACTGACGAGCCGGTATGTGCTTGACATAAAAAGTCTCGGTCTGTGGAACCTCTTTCAACGTAGACAGGGCCTGTGTAATCTCTTCGTCTTCCTCTGGCTCTGGACCAATCTTGCCGAAAGCCTCAAGGTCGTCCCTGGCCTCGTCGTTCTCTACGAGTGTTGGCTTCTTGGAATATGGGTTCTCTCCCCATTCAGCCTCGTATCCGATCTCAATAAGACCAAACGCCCACTGAGCTTCCTTCAACGCCAGCATCGTTTCCGCCTTGAAGCGTGTGTTCTTCTGGCGGATGATTGAATTCAGGGTGTCCTGAAGCAGTGACGCTCTCGTAGCCAGATTCGATTGAGGCGTATCCTCTCGCCCACGAGCAGCACGCACACGAGCGTACGGCGCGTAGTAGAACATGCGAGGGATCTTAGTCTTCATCGCAGCCAGGATTCTATTCAACTGGTACTTGCGATCTCCCTGGGCATCCTTCTCGTCTTCCATGGAGCGCTGGAAGCCGCGAACGTAGTCGTGAGAACGATCTACCTCGTAAGCCTTCTCCCACTTTTCCTTAGGTTTCTTGGCTTGGGCTATCCTCTTGAATAGCAAACGAACGAAGTCTTCCTGCTTCTTGTCCTTCTCTTCGCTTTCTTCACCATCGCTACCGTCTTCTGAGAGTTGAAGAAGCTTCACCTGATCGATAGCGCTCTGAAGAGCACCGCCGAGCGCATCGCCAGTCGCATCACCGTCTGCCATGCCCTCATTTGTTACGCCTAAAGGATTGAATCCGCCCATTAGTATCCTCCACCCTTACTACGCCACTGAGCGCTCTCGTGCCTTCTCATGCGAATCGGCTTCTGATCAACCGGGGGAACGGTTATGATCACACGGTTTCCCTGGTCATGCACTTCTGCTGATAGTGTACGTCTTTCTGCTGGAACTGTTGCAGCGATCGGATGGCTATTCACAACATACCGCACCGGGTCAAGGGCATGGTCTGGAATGTTTGGCTCTCGTTCGTCTCCATAGATCGGCTTGCCGTCGTTCTCGCCTTCCTGTTTACGCTTTGCGTTCCTTATCTCTGAGATGGCATGGTTGCAACCGTGCGGCCACTCGTCGGACATCTGAACGAAGTAGATATGCGGAGCACCCTTCTCCTTAGTGATCGGATTGAAGTGGTCCGGATCAACTTTAAGGTACTGCTTTAGTCTAGTACGAGAAAGCGCTTCGTTGTTATCAGCTGGAGTCCAGCTGATTGTCGTATCCTCTTGGATGATCTTCTTGTCCATATACTCATCAGCAACAGACCAACGCTGCTGCTTACGTGCGAACCCGGTTACGTTCCTTGTCTTATCGAAAATGCTTGGGTCGGCAAGATTCATCCTGAACGTGATTCCCTCAGACAGCTTCTTGATCGACCTGCGATGCTCCGGTACTCCAAACTCCTTCCCGTCTTCCGTCTGGCCAGCTTGGTAGTACTCCTGAAAGAAGAAGATGTTGTGGAACTGATCGACACCAAACCACATGCAGCACGTAGGAGCGCTGTCTCCGTGGTCGAATGCTCGACCAAGGACCATGGTGTTTTCGATCTTGGCAATCAACTCCGCAGAGTATGGAACTATCGAATCTGGTGATAGATGGAACAGGTGGCCCTTAGATCGAACCCACTCTCCCTGAACGAAACGCTTGATGTAGTCTTCGTCTCCCTGGAGCAGGATGTCGATGTTCTGCTGTCCAGCGAACCTGTTCTGCCGCGAGTCGAACACCAGCTGTCGATAACCCAGCTTCGACCACTTGTCTCTGAACGCCTTAGACTCTGGCGAGAAGCGCTGCCACAGCCAATGCAGTTCCGGATCGCCCTCTTCTGTAGGGTTTGCTGTTAGGACGATAGAGACAGGTGGGATCGGACGATTCGTTCCACGCTCGCGCCATGGCCAGTCCCCACCACGAGACTGAATCACCCACGTAGGAACCTGCGCCGAACGCCAACGTCCTAGACGACCATGCAGTACGTTGAACGTGCGCTCCTGCATCTGCTCAGCCTGATCCAGAATCGCAGCGTTGATTTCAAGTCCCTTTAGAATCGTGGCACTGTTTGGATTATCGAGGTAGTGGAAGATGAACGATGATCCGTTGTCTAGAACGATCTCAGTTTCAGACTGATTCTTGACACGCTTCTGATCGATCCACTGATCGATAGACGGGCGAGTCGTCATCGAAAGGTCTTTGAAAGTCTTCCTAAGAACAGCCACCTTGTAACCGGGGAAGGCCTCCATAAGCGCAAGCATGTGAAGAATGGCCCCAGCCGTCTTACCGCTGTTCATGCCTCCCATGAGTAGCAAAGGACTGCCTGGAGACGCCTCTACCGCCGCCTTCTGGGTCTTAGATGCCCAATCGAATATTATTGGACCATCGTCTTGCTCTTCTGGCTTTGGCTTCTCGTCTTCGCTCATTCGTCCACGTCCGTTACCTCGACGGCATCTACCTCGATGATGTTATCCGGCAACTGCGGGAGCATTGGTAGCGACTCCTTGGATGCCCATGGGAACTGAGTACCAGCAGGGAATACGACCAGCGGCTGCGCTGGAGCTATATAGCCCTGCACCTGAAGCTCCTTGTACCTGTTATTCAAACGAACAGCTGCGTTGATGGCAACCTTCGCCGCTTCGAGCCTGATCTCAGGATTTGCGCTGTCCAAGAATTCATTGATGACTTTGCTCGCACGCTGAGCCACAGCGTTCATGCGACTCTCTAGGATGCTACGGAAGCGCTCCATCCCAAGCTTGTACTCCTCGTGGAAGTGCGATTCTCTCATCCACGAGTTGATGGTCGATGTGCTTACGCCAGAGACGTTGGCCGCTCCTTCGTACGAATTTCCAGCCACCAGGGAAGACAGAACTTGGATCTGCTTCCCTGTCAGCTTCTTCTTCGACGTGGTTACCAACGCTGTGCTCACTCCGAACTCTCTCCGAGCTTGACTGCCGCATCGTCACCGTCTGGTGTAGCTACCATAGGTAAATGACCGGCTGGAACTGGAATCAAGCTCCCAGGCCCAAGATCACCGATCTCTTCTAGCTTGATGTCTGAGACAAATGTCGGTGCCACCACTTCCCAAGGTAGCACACTCACCTTGAAACCAGCAGCGCTCTTGTGTCCGCCGCCGCCGAAGGCCTGCGCAACCCTGGACACGTCGAAGTCACCGACAGACCTCAGAGAGAACTGCCACTCACCCTTAAGTGTTCTGAAGTAGCTAGCCGCAAAGTCCGGCTTCACCTTCATTTCGTTTGGATCAGTAAGAAGCTTGTTGAGAAACTCGGAGCAGTTCATGTACGGCAGGTTCATCGTATAGGCCTTGTAGCCAGCGATGGTCTCTACCCTAGCCTGAGCGGTAGCCTTGTTTCCGTACTGCTCGATGTAGCTCAGGACTGCTTCTCCCTGATCTGCAAGATCCTTCAACGTGCTTGCCTGCATCTTATCCCACTCTTCGAACGTCATCGGCTTGGTGGCCATGTAGGCTGTGAAGGCGTCCGTCCTTGGAAGAGCCTTCCTCCAGAGATCACGATCCTCGACGTAGTCAACGATCCATAGACCACGACCGCCCGCTGTCGGAGCATGGACCCCAGCGCGATGCCCAGCATCACGCGAAAGCTCATCGAACGTGATACCAGCCCCAGAGCGAGCCATGTCGAACACGATCTTGTCACCGACGCGATTGATACCGTACCTCCTGCGGATCTCTCCGACCAAATCCTGCAGGTCTTCCTGCGCAGTCTTGTGATGATCGAACACAAACGTCCTGCTAGATGGCAGGATCACCTTATCGATCATGATGTCGCGTGGATAGGAGAAGTCAAGAATGTAAACCTCTCTACCACTGCAGTCCGGCGGCTCCTCTCCGTAGTGAGCACCGTAGTACTCTGGCTCAGGATCAATGATGGTCCTGCGCTTTGCGTAGAACTTGCTGAACACCCAAGCTGCCGTGAATCCGTCATAGCAGTTAGCGTGGTATATGATTAACGGTGCTGCTCTCATAGCTTCTTTCCCCCATGGCGGAATGGCCTAGTCAGATTGTACGCATGCTTCTCTGCGATGGCTTCCTCTAGATCGATCCCGTTTGCTTCGCAGAAATCAAGCAGGCGGATTGCGACATCTGCAAGCTCGATGGGGATTCCTTCCGGCTTCTTTGGAGCTTCGGGATTGTAGTAGATCTCTCTCAGCCCTCTATGGTCCCTGAACTCTTCGAGGGCCTCTGAGACCTCGCTTACCAGCAGAAGCATCTTCTCCGAAAACATCCCAGGATTGTCGTTCGTAACCTTAGAGTCCCAACCGTGCGACACGTTGCTCTCGTGGACTTTCTTTGCCCATTCACGTATTGTCATTCCTCATACCCCTGCGGAATTGGCCTGCCAACCTTGCGCACGTACTTACAGGTTCCATCTGCGTACTGACACCACGAGCACGGAGACCCAGGTGCCGCCGGGTCGGCGGGTGTGAAGATACCAGCTTCTACCGCAGCGACTGCAGCGCGGATCCTGTGCGCCAGGATCTTCACGTCTTCCATATCACGAGTCGTCTCCTGCACGACGATGCTCATGTCGTGCTTGACCGGAGTGCGCACGAGATGGACGAGCTTGCCTGCACGAGGCAGGACGATTTCCTTCTTCTCGTGCAGCGTATCTGCCGCCCGAAGGTAGTGATAGAGGGTCAACTGCTGGCTAACTGCGGCAGCGCCCTTCCACGGCTTCTTCTCAGAGGTCTTCAGGTCGCGGATCACGTCGCCATTGTCTGACTCGATCAAGTCGATGTAGCCAACGATCGTGATGTCCATGTCCTTCGGGTGGACTTCAACCTTCCGCTCGACAGCCTCAGGGACAACGATTGGCGCTACCTCACCCACGTACAGCCCAGAGAGAGCGACTGTGGCATCTTTCTGGGAGGCGCGGACCTTATCGACCCCGATCTCCTTCTCATCCTTGCTGTATGCTACTCCCTCCGCGATAGACTTCTCGAACTGATCGGCAGCGAGATCCTTGGCCTCCTGAACTGAATCTACGGTGCCAGGGAGATTCGTCATCAATGGAGCGTCTCCGGTCCACTTGCCCAGGTCCACCATCTGCCGCTTGTGGGCTTCCTTGGCGACACCGTGGATGGCGCGGCCCCTAGCTGCCTGTGGTCCAGCTGGCCTACGATCCTTCTCCAGATACTGCAGGCGGAACTTCTCGCCGCACATCTGGAGCGTGGTGAGGCTGCTGTTTGACCAACGCTTAAACCAAGTCATGTCCCCTCACTGCACCCTTGAAAATATCCACAGCCAAGGCACTGCGTTTTGCAGTGACC